AGTTGCGCAATCTTGCCAGCGTCGGTCGATGGACCGGCTGCGGACGGATCCGAATAGCCGCTGCCCGGGAAGCCATCGGCGCCAGAGACGAGCCGCTGGTCAAAGAACCCAATCATCTTGTCGAAAGCGCCAAGCATGATCTGATTTCGACCGTCAGCCGTTGGCGCTTGGCATGTGTACGACATTCCCGGCATGATCGGGTCGTACAGTTTCATGGGAAAGAACCCATCGGTCTGCTCGCTGTAGAACAGATGGGTGCTGCTTGTTGGACCGTCAATCCTGTTCAGGAAGATCCATACGCCACGGCGCTCAACGTCGTAGTGCAACGCGACATCGAGAAGGTCGTATCGAAGGTTGCTAAAGAACGAGTCCAACTTGTTGAGCGAAACGAGGTTGCCGCGCTCCACCGAGAAGTCGTTCGGCCTCAATCGATACAGGCCATCCTGACCGAGCATGTACACGGTCTTCTCTGGACCCTCGCACCACGCCTTGGGGCCGACGATTCCAATCGTGTTCGACAAGATTGCGAGTCTCGTATCGTTCAGGTTCACGGCTGGGTCATTCGTCAGGTACGTCAACGAACGCTTGCCAGCAAGCAGCAAAGCCTGATCGCCCATGTGAATCGGGGCAATGATTTCATCGCCAGCGGGACCAATCGTGGTGCCAGCCGAAGTTCCGGCGATAGCGTCTCCTTGGTCGATAGTTCCACCAGTAAGCCAATCATTTGGGTCGCCAACCTTGCTCATAAACCAGACGTTCTCAATGCCCTTAACGCCGGTCAGAACCAGTCGCGCGCCGTACCTGCAAATGTTGCTTGCGAAGTAGTAATTCGATCCAATCAGTTTGTGAATCGTGGCATCCGGACCATCGCCAGAATGTTGCTTGTTATGCCACCACAGCAGTCTGGGCGGGCTGGACAGAAGGTCGATCTTCCAGTACGCGACAGCCTGAGAACCCCAGCCACTACTTCCGCTTGGGGGAGTGGCGGTTGTGTATGCCGTATCGACCAAATACAGGAACTGACCAAGTTGTGCGCCAGCGACCCTTTCGGTGGTTGTCAACTGAGCAGTAGTTGTTGGTGATGTTGTTGTTGGGTCGCTGCCAGACCAACCGTTTTGAACTGTTGTAATTTGGATTGGCGCGGTGTCTGTGGCATCCATGTACCACGCCTTGCCGCCAGCGATGATGAAGATGCGATCCTTGCGAACCGGCGGAGAGCCGTTGTATGAGATGCAACGGAACATCCCCTGAATAGTTTCCGGATCGAATTCGTAAACGCGATTCAATGCCGAGCGCGTTCCAAGCCTCACGCGCCTACGAAACGGATCCGTTGGCAAGACGTTGAGCATGTCAACGCTATATCCCTCCGGCACGTTCGTGTACGGGCAATCCGTGATCCAGCCACGGTAGGGAAGTTTGCCGGGGACGTATGGCATCAGGCGGTTCTAATTACCATCACCCACGCATGATCATGGCCACCACCATCATCATCCATGTAACACACCACTCTCCAAGTTCCCGATACCGCAGTGCTGCCAGTAACATTTCCAGTTGAGTATCTGTTGACGTTGTTTGGTCCCCCGGTGTAAATGGAAATCGCATTTCCAATGGCTGCTGGACTCTGACCAGCGGTTTGTGTACCGCCGTTGAATACAGTAGTAACAGATGCAATGACTATGGTTCCAATCGGCGGATCGGTGGCGTTCTGCGTAAGATTTTTATCGACATAGTTTTTGTTGGCTGCGTCGTTTCCTGATGAGACCGTATCCACACCCTGAATTCGTCCAGTGCCTTGAAGGGTGATGTCTCCACCAGCGACAGCGAGGTCGTTGCGAATCGTTGTCGTGCCAGTAATTGCGCCAATTGTAACCGTTGTCGCTGCTGATCCGACATTTAGCGTCGTGGCATTGCTGTTGAATAGCGTTGCGGTTCCGGTAATGGTGGTCGTAATGTCGCCACCGTTGACAGCAAGATCTCCTGCAATTGTTGCCGCATTGCGAATCGTTGTCGTGCCGGTCGTTGCACCAATGGAAACTTGCGCACTCTGACCGATCTGAACTACCGTGGCATTGCTGTTGAATAGCCTTGCAGTTCCTGTGGTTGTGGTCGTAATGTCTCCACCGTTGACGGCAAGGTCGCCAGCAAGTGTTGTAAGACCGGTCACCCCAAGGGTGTCACTCAACGTCGTGGCGCCAGTCACCCCAAGGGTGTCACTCAACGTCGTGGCGCCAGTGACGCCGAGTGTTCCTCCAACCGTGGTGTTGCCGCTTACGGCTGCTGTGCCAACCACATCAAGTGTCTGCGCTGGCGTCGAAGTCCCAATGCCGACACGGTCGTTTGCGTTGTCAACGGACAGGGTCGCGGAAAGAGCGCTGGTCTTCAGGCCCGTGCTGTACGGAAACTGGTAGGCGAGCGCACTCCATGCGGTGACGCCATCGCCAACCTTGAAGTTGCCGGTGTCCGTCTCGTAGCCGATCTCGCCATCGAAAAGAACCTGCGATGTCCAGTTCGCAGCCGTGTCGCGCCTGATTTGAATCGTCGTAGCCATTACTCTTCCTCGACATAGGAGGGAGGCACGCAGTACCAACCCTCTGGAATTAGAACCTCGTTGTCGCTAATGACCCACTCCTTGCCCTCAAGGACGTAGACCCTAGCCCTCGTCTCCGGACCCACCCTGATCGGACTGCTTTCCCGAACCAACACCGCGCGAGTGCATCCAATCTCTAATCCTGCCACCAGCGCGGCGCAGAGCAGCATCGTCGCTCGTAGCGTCCCGGGCCGTCTTCGATTCGCGAACGAGACGTTCGGCAATGCGAGCGAACACGGACAGGATTGCTTCGACAATTGATTGAAGCACGGCATCACTTCACGCCAACAGACTTGCTGCTCTTGTCGTTGTCTCGGGCAAACAGCAGGCCCAGACCAGCCACAAGCGCTGCGGACAAGGAACCCCAGTCAACGACCGTGGCCGGATCATTGTCGGTCAGCGCAGTCAGCGCCGAACCCAAGGCGATCAGGATCGCCCCAACACCGGCGCCAGTGGTCTTCCAACTGCCCTTCAAGAACTGATCAATCATGGCTTAACCCTTTCAAGTGTGGCCTCGATCCTGTCGAGGCGCTGGTTTGCGTTCTGCTGCTGAATCACGATTTGCATAAGCAGCCTGTCATGCTGCAAGTAGGCCGTCAAGAGTGCCCCCATGACCACAAACGTCAAAGTTCCAATCGCCACCCAGTCCTTAACGGACAACGAAACTGTTCTGTCTGGTCGAAGTGTCATGGCTCACTCATACCCCTCTTCTTCCGGCTCATCACTCCAATTGATGTCTGCAATGACCGTCGTGTTTGGTTGCGTTATCGAATCGAACAGTTCCACATCTTCCGAGTAAGCGGAAAGGACAACGGACCTTTGCTCTTCTGAAAGAGTCGGCTTGGATGATGGCGCCCTGTTGACCGGCTCCAGTTGATCGATTCCGATGAACTGGCAGAATTCTGGGATGTGATTCGGCATCCTGAACAGATGAGTCTGTCCGGACAGAAGCCGAGATTGCTTGGCGAAATGAATGTTTGACATCACCGGCATGCTGCGCTTGCGAAACGCAATCGGCTCTCCGGTCGCAAGCGATGACAGGGCGGCATCCAAATCAAGATTCAGGTATGCGACGCCAGAACAGAAACGATCTACAACGTCACGAACAAGAACCACAACGGGCTTGTCTGGCTTATTGGTGCCCGGACACATCATGTGCCAATTGAAAGAGTCCGGACCCTTGCCGGTTGGATAAGCCGCGTTCTCAATGGACGACTTCACGTCTGGGTAAAACGCATTGATGAGCGCGCGTGAAACAGACGCACTTGCGCACTTTGCGTTCAAGGCAACATGCAAGTTGGGCGTGTTGAAGTAGTAGGGCATGTTATGTCCCAAACACCACATAGCCCTTGCTTGTCGCAATCGATGGATTGTCCCCAGAAGCGCCAGCAGTTGCGGCTACATTGATAAGTCCCAATCCGCTCGTGATTGGACCAAGATCTGTATAGAACTGATCCAAATTGGGCGCATCAAGACCAGAGCAGTTGTTAAAGTCAACGGAATACGCAACCTTTTTGTACTTGTACGCTCCGGTATCAAATACGCAATTGACGGCTCTAACAGACTCCAGTTGATCATTGTTCACACAATAAAGACGCTCAATGTTTGAATAACTTACATCGATCGCCACCGAAGTATTAGACCCATATGAACTAACTATTTCGCCATGCGGGTGGTATTTAAGTGAAATCTTCCTGCATGGAGATGCAAAGAAATTGATACCAAAATTTGTCGGGAATGAACTTAAGTACCCAGTTGATGACAATTGAAGTTCAGTTGTTCTGGCGTTGCTGATGGAGAAGGTGTACAAATAAGTGTTGAGATCGACATTCAAAAAATACATGTCGCATGGGTTTACGACGAAATACAGCGTTCTCAACAGCGGGCACGGCGACAAATCCAATCCGTTATAGAACGTGTTGGCGGCTAAAAAAATGTTTGTAATGCCGTAGCACCCGCGATAGTCAACTTCGTTTGTGCTTTGGGGGGAGGGCTGGACATGCTCCAGAATTTCACCACTCTCATTTCCAGACGAGTCGCAAGGCCAAACAACCGCAGTTCTGTAAGCGCCAAGCGAACCACCCTTGATAAGAGTTACATTTCCTAACGATGCTGCCAGTGTGGACTTAGTTCCATCCCAGTATTCAACCCTTAAATGGGTTGAGGTGACTTTAAAAGTCTGCCTCCAATTTGACGGGCTTGCTTGACTGGTAGAAACAAGAATTTGTTGCCTGCACTTGCCTTCGGATCGCATGGTGCGACCACGACCAAGCAATTGGTCGTTGTCGTACAAATACGATGTCCGCTGAGAAATCATATTTGGCCGATGGCAACAACAGCCTTCTGGCCAGATGCTGCCGATGCCCTAAATGCGAATTCGATCACCCTGTGACCGGCAGTGTCAACAATGAATCCAACGCCAGACTCCGGAGTCGCCGGGCTGTTGTATGTCTTCGCATCGCCATGCGTTCTCGTGGTTGTTTCGGCCTGATACATCGTGTCGCCATTGATGGTTGTCGAATTGGAGACAAGCGACAAACCAATGTCCGCAATGAGATGCGGAATCCAAAGGTCTAAATCATTCACCTTGCTCCACCCAATCACGCGAACGGCTGGAGCCGTAACCGTCGCCGTCGTAAACGGAAACGCCCGCATGTAAGTCAGTCCGTTGTTGTTAAACCACAACGATCCCGCTCGCCCAGATTTACGGGGATCAGTGGTTGAGGCAACCATATTGATCGCCACGGTTTGAATCGTCACATTGTCGTTTGGAAGAATCAGATCTACCAAATCTGTCTTCGATTGGGTAAGGACGTGCTGTTGATAGTGATTCATTTCGATTCCTCCAAGCGGATCCTCTTCCAGATCCCCTTGCCAATGTTCAAGTACAGGTAATCGTTGTCCCAGCAGAATTGGCCCTTGTCGCCAGACATGCCAATCTTGAACGTGGTCGGACCGGACATGAACAGGCTGGAACATCTGACCTTTGTCGCAATCATGTCTCCGTCAACGGACAGGCTTTTTGATCCGATGTTGACTGCATTGTGACCGTTCACCACGATCGACACTCCGCCACTGCAAAGAACCTGCACCGTTCCGTTGTTGTTTTCGATTGCGGCAGTATCACCCGAATCATTGTTCCTCAAATAGATCAATGGATTCAGGTCGGAGACAGTCAGGCTCTGTGCCGACATCGGGCCATAGGCAATGTCTTCCGGCAGGTGCGTGTGGCGAGCAGACACCTTGGCATCAAGCAATTCTTTCAGGCCGGTGATTTGATCAGCCGAATGAACGTGCCCCTTGGGACTCGCCATCGACAATCGACCCTCAAGATCGCGAACGTCCGAAATGTCGTGTCTGTGATCAATGCTTGCGGCGCCGATGTAGTACGGAGTGATTCGTGACCATCTGGTGTCGTAATCATTGGATGAGTTTTTGACCAGCACCTCGCCAGACTCACCGCCAACAGAAACACCAGCACCACACTTGCCCACGGAACCTTCCCTTCCATCTCGTCCCGATGATCCATCGTTTCCCTTTGCAGCAACGAGAAGCCACCCCTCGCTAGGGGGCGGGTTTCTCAAACTAATTACCTTTGTTGCCACCCACGACGAACCGTCCTGATGGACGATGTCGTTGATCATGTACACGAAGTCGGGGTTGTAAATGCCTCTAAATCGCATGGTCAATTAGGATTCTGGACATACCCATAATCTGGACGTGTCCAATTGATTGAGGGCTGACGGTTTGGTCGAACGCGACCAAAGTCCCTCTGGAGGATTCCATCCTTGGTCAATGCCGTCGCCAGAAGTGGACCGGCCTCGATCTCGACGATCCTGTTCGATAGACCCTCGTCCTCGTATGCCTGAGCGAACGCCCGGACGTACGCGATGTACAGGGCGTCCACATACTTGGGAATCGGGATTTCGTAGGAGTCCGATGCGCCGCTCGCAATCTCAGTCCAATTGGACCGATATCGAACAGCGATGGCGTCGGTGATGTTTCCGGTCGGCGTCGGGTAGATGTCCAGACGAACGGCTGGCAGGGCGCTTCCGGGCGCTTCTGGCACTCGCGTAAACGTCGCGTGCGTGATACTCGGACCAGTCATCGTCAGACCAAGTTGACGCAACTGCTCCATCCGATCGGGCGTGATCATCTCGATCAGGTAGCCGAGCGACTGGGTCGAAATGATCGAAACGATCTCTTCGCAGTCTGACGGAAGCGCCACCCAAGACTGACCATTGACGAGGCTGATGTACTTCGTGGTTCGCTCGCGAAACCGCCAAGGCCGAGCAAACAAATGCTGACCTGCCTGATTCACGATCTCGGCAAGGCGTTGCTCCCTGCTCTGCCCGGGCGCAAGCGATGGAAATCCTCCAACGGAGAGGATCGCGTGGTTCTTAACTTCTGCAAACGTGGGCATTGAAATCCCTTGGGAGGCTTTCGCCCCCCAAGGGGTTGTAACCATCAGTCACGCATCAAACGTCAGCGTAGAACCAGAGTGACGAATTCACGAGCACGTTGACCGACTCAGTCGAACCAGCCGTCACACTGCCGAGCGAAATGGCAGCGGGATAGGTGCTGCTTGCAGCATCCGGATTTCCGAACGCTCCAGCGCCGTCAGAGATTGACAGGACGGTTCCCATCACGACGTTGGCCGTGGTGGCAGTGACCTTTGCCTTGACAACGCCACCGAACTGAACTTCGACTTCACTCAGTTCAGCGCCGCTTTGCGAACCCAGACCCGTAACCACTCCGATGTAGCCCGGAGTGGAGGTGTTGCCATCTGCCTTCACAACGCAGGCAAACGGAGACTGCGACAATTCGGCGGTGGTGGTGGGAGGGTAAACGGCGTTCGGGCTGGTGTGGGCGAACGAAGTCACGACCACGTCGCCAATCGCCAAAGCGCCGCCGCTGCGGTTCACGCAGCGAGCGTTCACGCCGTGCGGCTGGATGCCAACGGCACCAGAAGTGGGAGCAAGAATCATGTGTGTTTCCTTTCGTGTGGAGAATGGGGGGTGGGACTAGCCCACCCCCCACCAGTTTCAATTTCAGGCCTTGACCATCGGGGCGACGATGCCCATCCGCTGTCGGCTGTTGCAGAACAGGTTCCACCAGCAATCCACCACCTGAACGTAGGTGAATGGCTGGTTCGGATGACGCATCACCTCGTGCTTCTCGAAGTAGCGACGAGCGTGGTAAATCGGGGTCAGGTAGTTGCCATTGACCCAGTAATACCGAGCGCCACTGTCAATTGCGCCGCTTCCGGTCTCGGTTGCACCCTCGTTTGAAAGTGCGCCGCCGATGTTGGTGGTGTTGTCTGTGCGCACCTGACCACTGGTCTTCGGGAAGATCGCAGCCGTGTCGAGGTTTGAGCAGTACATCAGTTCGATTCCGCTATACGCCGGAGCGTTGTAGGCGGCATCCTGATACGACACGAGCGTGTCGTTGCTGGCTCGCAGAGCCTGCTTGTACTGGTTCAGACCAAGACGCGAGCAGAGAATCATCTGACGATTCAGGCTCGGCTTCTCAAAGTATTCCTGACGGGTGCTCGGTGGCTGGAACTGCACCTTGAGGAACATGTCATCAAAGGCAGTGATCAGACCACCAATTTCCGCCGTATACGACGCGCCGTTGCCTGCCGTGTTGATTGCTTCCGCAACCGTCACAGATGCCAAAGGAGCGTTCGCACTGACAGAGGAAGTGGGGTCGTAGTACGAAATCTGGTTCGTCCAGCGGCGCTCACCACTGCTGCCGTTGGCAAGACCCATGATCGTAGACCAGCCGATTGGCAAACCGCCACGAACACCAAACGGGTTGCTGGGGTCGGTCACTTCCGTGATGAAGGCAGGGAGGCTGAACGGCAACTTGCCACCGGCACCCTCCATCTCGGCGCTGTTTCCGAACGTGGTCCGCCACAGGTCATCCTCAAACCCGTTGAGCAGACTGGTCCACATGCGCTGCTCCTTCGACCGCTTCAGGCGCTTGTACTGCGCCTTGACGTAGTCGCGACCGGCGCCGTTGCCAGCGTTCAGTTCGACCTCGTGGTCAGTCCACGCCATATGGTCGATGCTGAAACGCCAAGGGCACTCGATCGTGTCGAGCACCTGAGCGTTGCGCCAGTTGAACGTGTCGTTGGGAAGGTAGTGGTCGTAGGTCGAGGAGTCATCAAACATGATGACATCGCGAATCTCGTTGCCACCCTGCACCGTTGCCTCACTGGTCTTCTCCTTGAGAAGACGAGAGAAGGCGTAGGTGTTCTTCACTGCCTCGTTGATGATTGCGTCAGCACTGGTCAGATAGGTCGGACCAGTCGCGTTCATGAAGTCATTGAACGTCTGGATGGGAGTACCAGCCATGTTTCAACTCACTTTCTCGTAATGAGACGTGCTTCCTGCGCTGACTTTCCGTCCATGATGGCATCGAGAATCGCGTCCTCCGCATCCGCCGGTGAGACAGGGCGCTCGTTGCGAGCGACCCTATTTCCAACGGTGGGCTGCGTTGCCTTTCGGCTTGCGGTGCGATTCAGGGGGCCAGCAAGGTTGGTGTAAGCCTCCTGCGCAAGTTGCAACATCGTTTGATAAGAACCGGGTTTCGCAGATCCCAGTCGATTCATCTCGGAAATCACGGCGTCTCGCTCCGGGGATCGATCCCCATAAAGTTGACGCAGTGTTGATTCCGCGACATCCACTTGGTACTGCAACGCTTGCTGCTGGAATTCCTGTTGGGACTTCCGCAGTTCGGCAAGTTCCGCCTCCATCTTCTTGATGGACTTGGACTTGCCAACGGGTTCGTCATCATCCGATCGCTCGTCGTTGACGGAATCAGACTGTTCCTCATCATCCGAAGGTTCGGCGTCTTCGCCGTCATCGATGATCAGGTCATCGTCACTCTCTTCCGCTGTCTTGCTGGATGCTGCGACCTTCTTCTCCAACTCCATCATCTTGGAGTGATATCCGTCAACGTCGTTCTGCCGCTTGGATGCCTTGGCAACCCATTCGGCAAGAACTTCGTCCGATACACCGTCGATGACGGCTTGAGGTACTCCATCTCGCTTGAGAATGGAGATCGCCTTCTGCCGGTCAGGGTTTGCCTGAGTGTCGGCAGAAACCTGAGTGGTCTTCTCTGCCTTGGCTGGTGTGGATGAAACGGAAGTCTCATCCCCATCGGACAAGAGTCGGTCGAGGATGGTGTCCTCTTCCGAACCAGAAGAAGTCTCAGTAGTAAGTTCGGTTTCCTCGTCGGATTCCGAACTACTGCTCTGGATATCGGGTTCACTCATTCGTGTCCTAATCCTTTGCGTAACCGTGCTTTGCGGCGATGTTTCGTTCATGTCGCCGCGACATGATGATTGGCTTCCCCTGTGCGTTTGTCGGGCATCCCTCAAGTTTGCGAGGGAGCGCGTTCGACACATAGGGGTACTGATATCTGTTCGTGCCGGGATCTACCGTGAAATCGCTGACCACCCTCGTCCACCTGCAACCATCAACCTCAACGGTTACCCCGATGGAAGGCGCCTCGCTCATCGAATAGAAGAATTCGGCGGTTCCACCAGACTCGTTGACGAAAGGATACATGGGCATGTCAGGATCCCAAAGACCCCTTGCTGAACGACGACGGTCCCTGAATGACCTGTTCCGACTTGGCGGGTCGGACTACGCCAGACTGGGCCTGTTGCGTCATCATCTGATCACGCATCTGCTGACCGGCATTTACGTCGATCATGTCGGAAAGGTTGGGGATGTTCATGGCATCTCCAACGAAACTGAGCACCTGATCCCACTTGACGTGCGGCGCCTGAATGACCGCACCGGCGATGTTTCCGATGATCTGTAGCAGTTCAAGCGAACGGCGCTGCATCATCTGCTCGCTGACCCGCTCCATGCTCATGGCCTCGATTTGCAGGTCGAGATCGTCGAATGCGCCAACCATGGACCGAGCACTGAACACCGGATCCGGGTAAGCGCCAAGAATCGGAATGCCATCTTCACCAACCGGGAACTCGATCTTCTGGTCGTGGAACATGAACCAAGCCACGGAACGAATGACGCGATTCACCGATTCCTGAAACTGCTTCTTGATGTGGGACAGCCGAACGCCCGAAGCGCCCTCGGCAATGCTGATTTCGGTTGCCGTGGCCGAACCGGACACGTTGCCGCGCATGGCGTCGTGAATGCCCGATACGCGGTCCAGCCGGTCCTGAGCCTGCTGGGCGTATGTCACCTGCTGGGTGGTGATGCCGCCAACCTCGACGGGCACAACCTGACTGGGGTCGATGCCATCGGCAAGCACGACAAACAAGTCGTCCTTGTCTTGTATGTCCTTTGCCAACTGCTGGTTGCGGCTGTCAACCATGATCACGCGCTTGTAGGCGCTGGCGCTGTATCGCATCGACCGAAGGTGCGAATTCAGGTCGTCGATCTGGGGCAACAGGGCCACAAGTGGGGACAGGGGGTAGGGATCGTCAGGAACGCTGTAGACGCCGAACACCTCGTATGGGCCGGATCGTGGACCCCAGTATGTGCGGGGTTCACGGACGAACGAGGCGACCTTCTTGGTGCCGTCCTTCGTCTCCGACTGGTGCTTCAGGATCGTGTAGATCGTGCCATTGAACATGTTCATCGGCGCGTTGTAGACGCCAATGGAACTGTCCAGAACCTCGACCTTTTCGTCCCTGATCTCGGGAACCCACACTTCGTAGATGACCAGTTCGCCGCGATCGGAAATGGTGCGATCGCCCTTGCTGCTCTCCCTGATCTCGTCAATGCCCGAATTCTCGGCCATGCCCTCGATCAGTTCGACATTCCACCCGTCCTCGGTCTTGGCCTGCTCCAGCAGGTCTTCCTTGTCCACGATGTAGCAATGCCCCATGTAGCGGGCGTCCTCAATGCTCGTGGCGGCAGGATCAATGAAGAACCTGTCTGGACTGATTCTGTAAAGCCTTGGCAGGTAGGGATCTGAGTCGTCGGCAAACCGATAGCCGCGACGTGGCTCGTTCACGACCATGCCAACGCCGAAGCCAAGCAGCATGTCGGTGGCGATGCGCTCAAGCGTCGTTCGGATGTTGGTCATCCGACACCACCGGTTGAGGCCAACCTGCATCAGGTCGGACGCAATCCCCTGAACCATCGGACGCATGGACTTGACCCGGATCTTGGGGTTGTCATGCACGATCCTCGGGAGAATCAGCGCAATGTACTCATGCACGAAATTCTCAGGATCGTCCTCCTCGTCGTCGTTCTTGCGAAACGCGGGGCCGTGGTAGCGAGAGATGAGGTTTCGCCACTGCTCCAAGTGGGAGTCGCGGAAATCCTCGGCGTTGTCAATCTCCTGCCGGATGGATGTAACGTCGCCCTTGAGCATGACTTAGCGCTTGTAGCCGCCGCCCTTGCCACCACCCATGCCGCCACCCATGCCGCCACCC